TCCTTTTGCCCCTGTAGCTCCTATCCTTGCGTTCTGTAATGCACAATACGCTCGTTGAGCAGCTTCAGCACTTTGCTTTGCTGCCCTTGCATAAGAGGCCGCAAGTACCGTTGAGCCGTTGCATGGATCAGAACAAGAATTGCTCATTATCGTTTACGATAAGTTTTCCACTAATAGATAGGGAATTGTCTTTTGGTTGTATCTAGTCATTTCTGAGTAGACGAGATTGATGAACCCGTCCCATTGCGGCGGGTAGACCGTTTGGCAACCCAGCGAGGAGGTTGAGTTGTATCCTCCCCTATGGATGTTAATAGCGATTCCCATATCATCCCCAATCCCATCCCGCGTGACTGGCAACTCTTCCTTTGCGTTAGAAGGTCGAAGCGCAGGGTAGCCGCCTCCGGGTTTACTAAGACCATGATTGCCCTTGCGATACCGATGAATGCCCGTCTTGAGAACCGCAATACCTTTTTTATGTACCGAAGGATCAGTATTAGCATTGAAAGTAGCATGAACAGAAGGAGATAAAAGTATAATCGCATCATCATAAATGCCCCTATCGTTCTTTCCCTTATCTCCCATTGTATCACGATAGTACCCTCTGATTCCAACCAAAGCAACGCGATCCACGATTCCAGACTTGATGACCATAGCCAAAGTCTTTTCTTTCGCCTGTTGCGGTCTGGAGTTGGGAACCATTAGCCTTTTCGGATGACGTTGATTAATCCAACAAGTCCGAGTCCTGCTACTAGGATTGCTTCTTGGAGGTCTGTGTCCATGTTAACTCCAACTGCCGTAGCAATTAAGATCAGTCCGCGCCACGTGGAGTTTTCGCTTAATTTGGAAAGTAATGTATTTATAATTTTCATTTTTTAAGCCCTTTGATTTCTGGCAGTTCATAGCAGAACTTGCCGTATTTAGTTTCGACACACACGTTTGGTTGACCAAGAACTTCGCATCCTGTTAGGAATACCATGCCCAAACCAATAAACGCTAATACTATCATTGATACTGCTATTTTTTTTGGTTTCATTTTTTGTTTATTTGTTTAGCCATATAAATGCAAGTTAGGATACCAGCAATAATAGAGATTACTCCGCCTGTCAGTCGAATTGACGCTTCGATTTCTGGTAACATTGATACTATAAATCCTGTAGTCGAGATGGCAGTTCCAAATATTCCGTGACTCATTGGATTAATATTCATGTTTTTGTTTCAGTTATGGGTATGCAATTGATTTTGTAGCTATATTTGCATCGTTTACAGTTGGAGGCATTGTAAAATAAACGTATGTTATTGTAGATACAACATTGCCACCTAACAGATATTGTTCTGTGTCTTTGTTATTTGTAGCACCAAAGTAAGTATAATCAATTTGATCGTGCAATCCAACTTCAAATTCTCCAACTTGAAGTGTGGCTTTGTAGATATTATAAAGCTGTTGATCTAATGCTAGATCAGTAAAGCAGGGTTGTGATAGTGCCATAGGATTGTTATCGTTAACGATAATTATCGGACAATTAAAGCGGCATCTACTGCTTCGTTAAGAACAAAGAGTTGCTGGTCTTCCGTTGTTTGTACAAAGCAGTTTTCAGATACAGGAGTAAGTGAGCCGATTGTAGCAAATGCCAGATAAAATTGATAAAGCCTAGAGGCATCGCTGGCTGCATCAAAGCAACCGAAAGAAATTGGAGTAATGCCAGCCGCCGCCGAAACCGTAATCAGAAGTGGATAGAATTTATTGTGGTAAGGTAAAGATGTAAAGCAAGCCATAGTTTTAGAAAAGGTTATGGGCAGGGAGGGTTAAAGACCTCCCCACCCAATAATGGGGAATGGGTTAGTAGTAGATACCAACAACGTAGGCGTTCACATAAAGTGCGCCAACACGTCCGGCGGTATCTGCACCAGAAACAACATCCACACCAGCGTTTTCGTAGGTGAATGCAGTTGTGCTAGTGACGGTGATTTCAGCTTGAACGTCATTGAACGTAGTGTCGGTCATGCTGCCAATCGTGATTGTGTCGCCCGTGGCAAAACCATGAACGGCAGCAGTAACGATTGTAGCAACGCCCGAAGTACGGGAACGAGTTGCGGTAGCTTGACCAGCACCAACAGTTGATTTGAGCAAACGGAGTTTGCCAGTGCCAGTGATAACGTAAGGGTTAGCGGCAATCGCAAGAGGATTGTAGCGGCCTTGGTTATCAAGAGCGTCAGTGACGGTGAGTGAAGCTGTGATGTTTTCGCCAGTGGTTCCGTTGTCAACGATCACAATTGGATCGGTAGCAGTGGTTCCGCGAGCATAGGCAGTCTCCAATACAATGCTAGTTGGAAAGAACTTGGTGTCTTGGTCATTTAGAACCAAGAGATCAGCGTCTCCAGTAGCGAGAAGGTTTACGGCAATCGGGCCAAAAAGATTAACCCGATCATAAGCGAGAGGTCGTGAATTAGACATATTATATTTTATTTAAGGTTGTGGGGAGAGGCTTTCGCCCCTCCCCTGTTTAACTTAGGAAGGCACAACAATGTCACCTACACCAGCGCAGCTATAGCAATCCTGATTGTTCTCAGGAACGATATAGGTCTGCACTTCGCAGCAGGAACCGTAGAGGTTCTTGCTTCTTGGTAGTCGATGCAAGAAGCTATGCATGATGGTTGGGTCTTTAACCTGTGCGGCAAGACGGAACTGGGCTTGATAGAAGCCCGTTTTACGCCAGCGGTTGCACTCCCAATCTGGGTTCTTCCAATCCCAATCGCCAGCGTAGTTCTGGGTCATTTGTTGGGCTTGGCCGTATCCACTATTGGAAGGCATTGTCCATTTGCACATGGCTTTGTTAACCATAGCTACCGAGATACCGAAGTCGGCAGTGCGATAAGCCTTGTTAGGAATGTAAGCGCATCCTTGCTCAAGAACAGTCTTGATGTAGCGAGGAACACGAACGAGGCGAGGCCATGAGGCTGGATTTCCTTCGCTGAACGTAGGGAGACTAGCATTGAATGCCGTGTCAGCGTTGAATCGAGCGGAGTTGATATCGTAACCGAAGGCGTAGTCGCCAATGATACGATTGATGCCGAGTTTCAGACGGGTAAGACGCTCGTCGAAATCGGTGTTTGCATCCCAGTAACCATTGTTGCGTTTCGCTTGGAAGTAAAGCGCACGTCCAACTTGTGGGTCAGGGATAACGATGTCGAGCAAAGGTTGACCTGTTGCGTCTTGGAGATCAAGGCGGAAAGCGTCATCTTCGTCTTGGAGGTCAACGAGTGCATCGTCGAGCATATCAAGCGAGAGATAAGCAATCTTGCCAAGGTCAGCGGCGGCGATCTTAACGCGAAGGGCGCAGAGGTCGTAACCAGCTTCGTTGTTGAGAGTATGCTCTGGAACGAACCATGCGCCATCGTCAACGAGGCCGCAATAAGTACCGTCATCAGTAGTGATACCCATCCATTTGTGTCCAGAACCACCGATGTAGTTGGAACGAAGGAACTCTTCGTGAACATTCTTGGTGATACGAGCATTGGACTCTTCAAACTGAAGAATCTCTTCAGCAGGGAACAAGCGATAGAGCAAGCTCTCAACGCAAATCCAATCAGTAGTCATTTCCTTACGGAGCAACTCGAAAGTATAGGACTCAGTGCCGGGGCGTTGAATCACTTCGGGTTTGCTATCGCAAGAATCAGTCTCGCAGTAGGTGTCGGTGATCTGACGGAAAGGAGTGCAAGGATCGTGGAACCCACGTCCGAAGCGGAATGCTTTCTGTTCAGTTGTGTGGTTAAGAGGCCATGCTTGCTCCTCAAAACGTGTGAAATATGCACTGTTAGTGACAAGTTTCTTCACATAAAGGTCGTTGAAATATTCGCGGCCTTCACGAAAGAAAGAATCAATTTCAGCACAGCTATTGAAGTATAGTTGATCTGACATTTTGTTTATTTGTTTGGTTTAGTTGGTTTGGTTGTTGCACCCATGACAAGTCCGAAGAATGTCAAAGCGAGTGCTTTGTTTTCTTCGGCTGGATTCAACCCCGAATCTCTCTTGCGAGAGCAGTCCAGAAACATCTTTTCATGCGAGTGATGTTACTCGCCAGTCTGGGTGAGACTGAATCCCTAATGTTATCGTAAACGATAATGTCGGATATCCCGTTTGATTGAAAGATAAGAATATTCTATATCATGTCAAGCGAAAAAATAAAAAGGTGGAAGATTTTTTAAGTCTTCCACCTTTCCACTATTACGGATTATTGGGCTATGCAGTGCGCGGCCCGAATCGTGCCAACTTTGCCGCCAGTCCCTCCGACATACTCATCCGTTGTGATGGAGAATCAGAAGTCTTTGGCGAAGCAGAAATGCGAGATGATCCCTTGAGTTGTTCGATATACTCGTTCTTCTCTTTTACCATTTCTTTGTATGCTTTGATTTGGGCTTGTAGCTTTTGATAGTTGCGCCCTTGGTGAATGAGTCGGTTCATATCCTCTACGGATGCTTCCTCATTCGATTGTTGGGTTGCCGAAAGTGCGATTGCTTCATCCCGGCTCAAGTCATACTTGATTCCCTTTTCCTTCATGTACTCAGAAACTTCATCTGATTCTGAAGTTGCGCCGTCTATCTCTTGCTGGGTGGTCTTATAACTATCGCGCCATGTATTAAGGAACTTATTACGCCCCTCTTGCTCACGTTGCTTAGACGTTTCGATTATGGTCTTTTTAGTCTGCTCAAAGTTGGCAAGGGCGGCATTGTGGCTTTTTGCGGCTTTGATGAAGTTGTTGACTTGCTCTGCGAATTGGTACTGTTTGAATTGCGAGAGTGAGTTTGTGATTTCGTCGAATGCTTGATCCCTGTCCGATTCCGCAGCTTGCCTGTCCGCTTCTGTTTGGGAATTGTAAATAGCGGCGTTTGCGTTGACAGCACGGGAGAAGGTTGAAACAAGCGTTGGATCATTCCCCAGCAATTGTCTCGCAGATTCGTAAGTGCTTTTAAGAGGTTCAATGTAGTTCTTTTGGAAGTCGGGGTTGCTGGCAATGTCGTGAAAGTCCAGTTTACCTCTGAGTTCTTGGATTTGCTTTGACAAGGCGTGTTCAACGTCGAGCTTTTCTTCGTTTGCTTTGTTGAGTTGCTGTTGGTAGTGGTTTGTTTCTTTTGTGGACTTTGCTTCTGAGATAAGTTGCTCAAGCTCTTGGATTTTGGTTTCAAACTTTGGAACTTCGTCACGCTTGTACTTTTCGAGTTCTTCTTTGAGCTTTCGGTTCTCTTCGATTTGCCTTTCAACGAATCCTTTTTTCTTGCTTGATCTGTCAGACGTAATTTCGGATTCAGTAATTCCTGTGTGTTCTTGTTCTTCTTCATTATTCTTTCTAAGACCTAGCATTGGATCACCCATGTTGGTTGCGCTAGGTTTACCCTCGTCGCTTTGTTGTTGACTGAACTTCTTTAAGAAGTCAGATGTGTTGCCCTTAATAGGAACTTGGGGTTTCCCCTGTAGCTCCTTGATTACTTCTGCTGTGTCGTTTGTGTCTGCCATAAATTAGTTTTCGTCAAGGTCTGGGTCAACTGAGCTATCTTTTGTCTCTTTATTTCTTGGAGAAGACTTTGCTTTTTTAAACTCTCCTTGTTCCTCTGTTCCAATAGCATCAATAGTTTTGATTGCATGAATCAGCGTGGTTACTCCTTCTGGTGGGGTTACGTTTAGCAGTAGATATGCTTGTAGTTTGTTCCAATCTTCGTGTGCTGTAATCGCAGCGCATAGTAGTTTTACTTTTTCTGTGGTCATTGTTGCATTGGTGTTATGTTGGATTGCATCTCAACCTCTTCGGTTATTTCTGGAGTCTCAACCTCTTCTCCTTGCATAGTTGCCATCTTTGCCTTTTCCTTTTGGATTTCTTGACGGGCTTTGGCTTTCTGTAGGGCGAGTTGTGTAATACCTTGCTCCTTGCGTTGCTCTGTGCGTTGAGCGTGACTGATAGCAGCCTTGCCAACGGAGATGTCCGCAAGTTTCTTCTTGGTGTCGATCTCGATACCAGATTTGGCAGCGAGGTACTGGAGCTTGAGTTCTTCTTCCGAAGATTGTTTGCCTTGTTGGGCTTGTGCCATCTCTTGGTATACGCCAGCGATTTCGTCTGCTGCACCTTGAGCCTGTTGCATCCCTTGCATGAATTGCTTGAGGAAATCTTGTTTGGATGGGTCTTTCTGGATGAATCCAACGTGCGCCATGATGTGACCGCCTTTGAATTGCACAGAACGTACAGTTTTAGCAAGTTCGTTAACGTCTGGTTGACCGCCTTGAACCATCTGCATACTCGTTTGAATCTGCATCATCATATCTTGCAAGTGACCAGAGACGTGTTCAACGTGTGGATCGGTTGGTAGTACTGGGAAGTTTGCTGGGTTAACGAATACATCCGTCATGCCAGCGTTCTCAAACCCAATGATTCGCATTGTATCGTCAATCTTACTTGGCTTAGTATTACGATACCTAGCTACATTGTCACGCCCAGAGAGTGCGGCAATAGCGTCCTTAACTGCGTTCTCTTGACCTTCGTTTGCTGGGGTAATAGCTGTGATCTGCAATAGTTTTTCAGCGGTGATGAGCTTGAAGCTAGGACTACCGGCTCCATTGATAAGGTTAGAACGGATGCTAGTAATGTTCTTGAATTGCGCGGCTTCTTTAGGAGTTCCCATTTCCTCTAGGATTTCATAGAACTTCCTGTTGTATTCATACCCATCGTCGCTGGACTTGCAGTTTAAAAAACGCTTGTAGAGTTGCTTGAAGAACAATGTTTGGCACTCGTTGAATCGACGAATCTGAGTTCCAGATAGTTTAGCGGACTCAGCGGCATCTAGTTCTGCTTCGCCTTTGGTTCGTTGTTTCCCCCCGCTCGTAGGAGCGTTGATGCGGTACTGCCCCATCCCGCGATAGAGATCACCCATGAAGAATTGCATGAATCCCATGCTCTCTGCTACTGGGAGTTGGAAGCGGTTCTGGATGAACTTCGCTCCATCTGGCATTACCGAGATTGGTAGCCACTCCATTTGCTTTAACATCTTGGTA